AAAGCGAGCAGCATTCCGGGTCATTCTCCAAACCTGCATTTCAACGTCCATCTTGCTGGCATTCATAATCCCGTCGGCCTTGACATCGAACGCATCCAGTAGCTGCACACTGTGGCTATCAAGCTGCACCGGCGCGCAAGCATTATTGTTCGAGGTCGTTAGGCTGACCGCCACCAAGTCGGAGAAGCGCTGCGCAAGCCCCTGGGAGGGCGGGGTGTTGGCGTTACGGTTGCGCGGAGGACGGTCGCCGACATACTCGATGACAGAGAAGCGCGGGATAAGACCTTCGGCCACGTGGCTCGCATCCAAACCGTCGAAGAAGGTCTCCGGGGTGGATTCACCCAGGATAGTCACGTTCGGTGCTTGGATGATCTTGGTGTTCTTCTCGGTATCGGAATACACGCTGGAGCGCAACATACGGTTCCATCCAGACTTGGCATATAAGTCCAGCAGCACCTTGCGGAGCATCAGTTGCGCGCTGTTGGCACGCTGGTCTGAAAGCTGCTGCAAGGTGAGGCCAAACTCCCCAAGCACCGAGACGAAGCAGGGCTTGTCGTTGAGCACCTTGACCAGGGCTTGACCGGATGCGAAGGCCGCTGGGCCGAGGAATTGATCCACCATCGGAATCTGCGGCCGCACGGCGCTGATGAGATTCTCGATGCCGCTGAGCGCCCCTTCCTTGCCCGAGCCGGTCTTCGCCAGCAGGATGATATACTGGTTCAGCCCGGAGCCGGAGATGTTGTACGATCGGCCGCAGACACCAGCCGTCAGGGCGATGGCTGCCGCGAGGGCAATCTCGGGCACCGGGCGGATGGCGGTCTGGTAGAAGTATTGCGCCAGCTCTCCAACCAGCCCAGGGGGAAGGCTGATGCCCGGCACGGTTGGGCTTTGAGGAAGGTTAGGCGGGTTACCCTGGGTTACTGTAGTCTGGGTAACTTCTACGGGAGACTGCTTAGACCCCTGTAGAACTGCCTCTGCATTGGCTGCCAGCTGTCCGATATCCACAGGGGCTGGCTGCTGTGCGCGGATCTTGCCAAGGGCGAAGTTCAGGTAGCGGTCATCCTTGATTGCCTTCTCTCGCTTGCCAAGGGCGCTCATGCGAAACAGCCGGCGCACCTGCTCGTTGTCCGGAGTGTAGTAGGCGATGATGGACAGCAGCGCGAAGTCAGCCTCGGACTGGCTTGGATAGCCGGTCATGTCGCCAGCGCAGAGCGCGTTGAACTTCGCAGCATTGACCGCTCGCATGGCCATGGCAACCACTTCGCCGTCGTCCAGCAGGGAGTCGCGCTCGGTCAGCTCCACAGTGTCGGCTGGCTTCATCTCCCCGTACAGCACATCGAGCAGATGCTGGTAGTCGGTGATCGGGGTATTGCGCACCACATCGCCGGTACAGATCATGTAGCGAGCGCTGGAATAGACCTCGACGTTGTCGCGGTGTACGCCGGACGGTAGCTTGCCCTTGACGATGATATGGTAGCCGCGGCCGCTGGCAGAGCGTTCGGTGTAGCTGTCGAATGCCGTTAGGATCTTCTGATGCCGCTGCCACTCTTCTTCACTGAGGGGCTTCTCCGGCTTGTTGTCCAAGTCGATGATGCAGTAGGGGTCCCAGGCTGCCAGCACGAAGCCGACATGCTTGAAGCCGGTGCGGCAGGCTTCCTCGAAGGTGCCCCAGGTGGCCGGATCGGTGACGCTGGCGGCCTGTCCGGTGCGAGGGCTGACTGGGATCTTGTCTGGGCCTGCGCAAACCCATTGCGGTAGGGCGCGTAGTTCAATTGGGATGTTCTGTAACATCTAGTCCTCCCTCAAACCAAACGGGTGCCGGACAGATGCTCATACAGATACTGCACCCGATTGACAGAGGGATTCTTGTAGCAGCCGGCAACGAACTTGCGCAGCCAGTAGAATGAAATCTTGGTCTCTGCATACACTTCAAGTAGATCGCGACCCTTGAGCAGTTCGATGGTGCTGAGCATCAGACTGCTGGGTTGATCGTACGGCTCATGCTTCTGCGACATGACTTACTCCTGGGTTAGATAGAACCTGGCCCATTATAAGGAGGGAGACCTTATCGGGCAAGGTGTTTACAGGGAACCAAATAAGACTTGGAGATGCCTGACGTTCCTCATATAATGGGGGCTCGTTTCTACAGGAGAGCTAGTATGAGTGATACGCAATACCCGGACATGGTGAAAGCCTTGTTCAAGACCAAAGGGTTCAACGCCGACGCGGACGGTATGCTGCATGCGGCCGTTGGTGTTGCTGGCGAGGCCGGCGAGCTGCTGGACGCAGTCAAGAAGGTGTGGGCCTATGGCAAAGTACTGGACTATGAGAATGCTATCGAGGAGCTCGGTGATCTCGAATTCTACATGGAAGCGCTGCGTCAGCAAATCGGGGTCAGCCGCGAAGACGTTCTGCAGGCTAATCAAGAAAAACTTGCCAAGCGATACCCAGGATTCCGATACTCCGATTCGCATGCCCAAGCCAGGCTTGACAAAGTCCCGGAAGGTTGCGACGAGTTCGAGCATCATTTCGGAGCTTACCCGCACCTGAACAAATCCTGAAGGAGATCAATATGACTGACCGCGTAGCCAAGTTGCAGGAATGGCATCAAGCTGTCCTCGCAGCCCAGGAAGCCAAGAAGGTGGTGGAGGCCGAGCAAGCCCTCCGCAAAGAAGTGATGGTCCTGTTCTTCCCCGAGCCGGTGGAGGGCACCAACAAGTTCGAGCTCGAAGCCGGCTGGTCTCTCAAGGCCACCCACAAGATCGAGCGCAAAGTGGATGAAGCTGCCCTGCCAGCGGTTCTCCAGCAGCTCCGCGAGATGGGCGTCAATCCCGATCCGCTGATCCGCACCAAGCCCGACCTCGACACCAAGGCGTACAAGTCACTGGTCCAGATCAACCCTGATGCTGCCCACGTCTTCGAGCAGGCCTTGACCATCAAGCCCGGTTCGCCGACCGTGGAGCTGGTCCCTCCGAAGGCAGCGTGATGGCCATCCAAATAACCACAACCCAGCAGGCCGCTCAATTGCACGGTATCAAGGCGCTAGTGTATGGCAAGTCGGGCGCGGGCAAGACCAAGCTCGCCGCGACAGCACCAGCGCCGATCATCTTGTCGGCGGAATCTGGCATCCTCTCCCTGCGCGAATATCAGATCCCAATGATCCAGATTCGCACAGTGGCTGAACTGACCGAGGCTCACCAATGGGCGCTGAACTCGGCCGAAGCGAGACAGTTTGCCACCGTCTATGTCGACTCCATTTCGGAGATCGGAGAGGTGGTGCTGGCTAATGCCAAGGCCCAGGTCAAGGACCCGCGTCAAGCCTACGGTGAGCTCATTGAGAAGATGATGATGACCATCAAGGCTTTCCGCGACCTCCCAGGCAAGAATGTGGTCATGGCCGCCAAGCAGGAGCCCATCAAGGACGAGATGACCGGTATTGTGCAATATGGTCCCAGCATGCCCGGCTCCAAGCTCGGCCCGCAGCTTCCATATTTATTCGACGAAGTGTTCCGCCTCGGTGTCGGGAAGACTCCGCAGGGGGTAGAATACAGATTCTTGCAGACCGGACCCGATCTGCAGTACGACGCCAAAGACCGGTCGGGGTCTCTGGATCCCGTTGAACCTCCCGACCTTTCGTTTGTTTTCACCAAAATCCTAGGAGTTAAGTGATGGCCCAGTTGAATTTTGATGCATCCCAAGTTGCCCCGAGCGAAGCCCTCGAGGCAATCCCTGCGGGCTGGTACACCGCGCAGATGACCGCTTCCGAGATGAAGCCGACTGCCGATGGTACCGGCGCCTACATGCAAGCCGAGTTCACCATTCTCGGCGGCGAGTATGCTGGCCGCAAGCTGTTCGACCGCATCAACCTGCAGAACAAGAACCCAGTGGCCGTCGAGATCGGCTACAAGACCCTGTCGGCTATCTGCCATGCGGTTGGTGTTATCCAAGTGCAGGACAGCCAGCAGCTCCACGGCCGCCCCCTGCAGCTGAAGGTCTCCTTGCGTGCGGCCGGTCCTGGCGCTGATGGCAAGTACTACGAGGCCAGCAACGAGGTCAAGGGCTACAAGGCTGCCGACGCCGGTGCCCCCGTAGCCGGTGCCCCTGTCGGTGGTGCTCCGGCCTGGGCGAACCAGCAAGCTCCGGCAGCACCGCAATACGCTCCGCCGCCTGCCCAGGCTGCGCCGCAGTATGCTCCTCCCGTCCAGCAGCAAGCTCCGGCAGCTCAGCCGTGGCAGCAACCTGCCCAACAGCAGGCACCCGTTCAGCAGGCAGCCCCGCAGCCCTGGGCGCCTCCGGCTCAGCAAGCACCGGCTCCGGTCGCCGCTCCGCAACAGGCAGCAGCCCCGACTCCGCCGTGGCAAGCGGCACCCAAGCAAGCACCCGTCCAAGCCCAGCAGGCTCCGGTCGGCGGTGCGCCCGTTCCGCCCTGGGCACAACCCGCGCAGTAACGGTATCCAAGGCTCGGCTCACAAGGCCGGGCCTTTCTTCTCTTTGGAGGTTCCATGCAGTCCAGACTTGCTTCGCTCTTTGAGAGTCTTGCCAATATCCTGATCGGCTACGGCATCGCGACGTATGCGCAGATGTTCATCTTCCAGGCTATTGGCCAGCCGATCAGTTTGAAGACTAGCGCCATCGTCGGCGCCTTCATGACCTTGGTGTCTATCATCAGGAGCTACACGCTCCGCAGGCTTTTTAACCGCATCACTGTTTGGAGAATGACCCGGAATGCTGCTCGCAACTAAGACCGCCCAGGCTATCGAAGAAGCCCTATTCAGAGACCAAGGTGCCAGGTTCCGCGGACACCTGGGCGAGCTGATGCCGCAGGCCGGAGATGCCTACAGCACCAAGGAAGACGACTGGCGCGACCACCTGGGCGCCTCGTTGATTGGCCGTGAGTGTGCTCGGGAGGTCTGGTACGGCTTCCGCTGGACGACTCTCAAGAAGTTCGATGGTCGCATGATTCGGCTATTCAACCGAGGGCACCTCGAAGAGCCGCGCTTCCTGGCATTGCTGATGATGATTGACTGCCAAGTCTGGCAGCTCGATGCTAACGGCAAGCAGTTCAGGATTAGTGGCCACATGGGGCACTTCGGTGGATCGATGGACGGGGTCGCCCTGGGTATCCCAGACCTGCCCGACACTCCGGTGCTGACGGAGTTCAAAACCCACAGGGAGAAGTCTTTTATCAAGCTCAAGGCCGAAGGCGTCATGGCGGCCAAGTGGGAGCATTTTATCCAGATGCAGATTTACATGGGCAAGAATAATCTCTCCTGGGCGCTCTATGCCGCGGTAAACAAGAATACGGACGAGATTCATCTGGAGCTGGTGCGCTTCGACCCGACGCAGTATCAACGCTACCTTGACCGCTCGGCTATGATCATCGATGCCAAGGAGCCTCCGCCGAAGCTCAATCAAAGCCCTGGGTGGTTCAAATGCAAATTCTGCGACCAGAAGGATGTCTGCCATGGCGACGCCTTGCCGGCGCGGAACTGCCGAACCTGCGTCAATGCCCAGGTTGTCGATAACGGCCGCTGGGTGTGTCTGCTCAAGCAGGAGGAGATCGATGGTGCCCGGCAACGCCTTGGCTGTGATAATTACTCCTTGAATCAGTCATTCAAGAACAAGGTGTAGTATGAAACTCCGCGATTACCAAGACGCTGCGGTAGATAGCATCTTCCAATACTTTGCCAAAGGAGGTCGCGGCAACCCCATCGTCGCACTGCCCACCGGCACCGGAAAGTCTGTGGTCATTGGGGCATTCATTCGGCGCGCCATGGAGCTCTACCCTGGGACGCGTGTTATGAAGCTGACCCATGTCAAAGAGCTGATTGAGCAGAACCTTGAAAAGCTGCTGGCCATCTGGCCGACTGCCCCTGCTGGTGTTTACTCGTCTGGCCTCAAGCGCAAAGACATTGGCATGCCGATCATCTTCGGTGGGGTCGGCACCGTGGCTCGCGGTACGCCTGAGCTCTTTGGGCGAATCGATCTGCTCTTGATTGATGAATGCCATCTGGTCTCGCCGAAGGAGAGTACGATGTACCAGATCGTCATCCAAGGGCTGAAGGAGATCAATCCGCACTTGAAGGTCATCGGATTCACAGCGACGCACTACCGCCTGGGCCACGGCATGCTGACCGAGGAGGGTGGGCTGTTCACTGACGTCTGCTTTGATATGACGCGCCTTGAGGCATTCAACTGGTTGCTGGCCGAAGGCTACCTTGCTCGGCTGGTTCCGAAGCCAACCTCCATCCAGCTCGACATCTCCGGTGTCCACATGCATGGTGGGGAGTACAAGCAGAACGAGCTCCAGGCCGCCGTCGATAAGGACGAGATCACCTACGCCGCTATTCAGGAGATGCTGGCATACGGGCACGACCGGCAGCACTGGCTTGTCTTTGCCTCCGGAATCGAGCACGCCGTTCACGTGGCGGATATGCTGGAGAGCCTGGGCGTCTCGGCAACCTATGTTCACTCGAAAATGCCAGATGCTCAGCGCGACGCGAACATCCTTGGGTTCAAGCAAGGTAAGTATCGCGCCATGGTGAATAACGGCATCCTCACCACCGGATTTGACTTTCCTGGCATCGATCTCATTGGCATGCTTCGCCCCACGCAATCACCTTCCCTGTGGGTTCAGATGCTTGGCAGGGGTACGCGCCCTGTCTATGCTCCCGGGTTTGACCTGGGCACGACGGAAGGGCGACTGACGGCTATCTCCCAGGGCGGCAAGCTCAATTGTCTGGTGCTGGACTTTGCCGGCAATACGAAGCGGCTCGGCCCGATCAACGACCCGGTCCTTCCCAGGCGAAAAGGCAAGGGTGGTGGAACTGCCCCCGTCCGGCTGTGTGAGGCTTGTGGCACTTACAATCATGCCAGCGTTCGGTTCTGTGTCGAGTGCGGAGCCGAGTTCCCGCGCGAAGTTAAGATCAAGCAGCATGCCGGAACCGACGAGCTTATCTCGGACGGTACCCCGAAGACCGAAGTCTTCAAG